TTAATAATGTAGCGGTTGTAATTGCAACTCCTTTAGCATTCAAAACAGAAATTAAAGAAGGAGATTTAGTAGTAATTCACCATAATGTGTTTAGGAGGTTTTACGACATGAAAGGCAGAAGCAAGAATAGCTCATCATATTTTAGAGATGATCAATACTTTTGCAATGTAGATCAAATTTACTTATACAAGAATGATAAGAAATGGACCGCTTTTAATGATAGGTGTTTTGTAAAACCAATAAAGAATAATAATCATTTTAAGCTAGATAAAGAAAGAGAACTTATTGGTATATTAAAATACGGAAATGATTCCTTAAACAAGCTTAAAATCAATCCTGGAGATCTAGTAGGCTATACCCCCAGTGGTGAGTATGAGTTTATTGTGGAAGGACAGCGATTATATTGTATGAAATCTAATGATATTGTAATTAAATATGGATACAAAGGAAACGAAGTTGAATATAATCCAAGCTGGGCACAAAGCGGTATTGGAGCTAATTAAAGTTGCAGAAGAAGCTATATTAAATAATGGAGACGACGATTTATCAGCGGACAAATTAAAGAATGCAGCAGCAACAAAAAAATTAGCAATATTCGATGCGTTTGAAATTCTCGCCAGAATAGAAGACGAAACAAAAATGATTGAGGACGCTTCTAAAGAAACTACAGCAAAACCATTTAAAGGATTTGCAGAAGGGAGGTCTAGATAATGTACGAACAAAGTTTATATAAAGTATTAACAGACTATATAAAACCTACAGTTATTAAAAAAAATAATAGGTTTAATAAATGGAAGTACGGATATGATAAAGACTATGATGTAGTTGTTATCAGTAAGACAGGTAAGATTGGTGAAATATATGAGATACAAAATCTTAGGATTGCATTGCCATTAGATGAAGATCCGTATAAAAGATCTAATGTAAAAGAAGAACAGTATTGGGAACAATCGCAATATCCTAAAGAATTAGATAAGATTAAGAATGTTACCGATTGGAATAAGCATCCTGATAACTTTAAAGAGTATTGGTATGATTATATAGATCAAGAATTTAAAAGAAGAGACGAAGGTTTTACTTATTATAGCAATGGTAAGCCTACATATATAACAGGTACACATTATATGTATCTGCAATGGAGCAAGATAGACGTTGGTGCAGCGGATTTTAGAGAATCAAATAGATTATTCTTTATATTTTGGGAAGCTTGTAAAGCAGATCCAAGATGTTATGGAATGTGTTATTTAAAGAATAGACGTTCTGGATTTTCATTTATGTCTTCTGCAGAATTAGTTAATCAAGCAACAATATCTAGTGACTCAAGATTTGGTATATTATCTAAGTCTGGAGCGGATGCTAAAAAAATGTTTACAGATAAGGTGGTGCCTATCTCGGTTAATTACCCTTTCTTTTTCAAGCCTATCCAAGATGGTATGGATAGACCTAAAACTGAATTAGCGTATAGAATACCCGCATCTAAATTAACAAGAAGAAAATTAGATTCTAATGATAAATTAGAAGACCTTGAAGGATTAGATACAACAATTGACTGGAAGAATACTGGTGACAATAGTTATGATGGTGAAAAATTAAAGCTATTAGTACACGATGAAAGTGGTAAATGGGAAAGACCCGATAACATATTAAATAACTGGCGTGTTACTAAAACAACACTTAGATTAGGTAGTAGAGTTATTGGAAAGTGTATGATGGGTTCAACCTCAAATGCTTTAGACAAAGGAGGTGAAAACTTCAAAAGATTATATAATGATTCAGACGTTACAAAAAGAAACCGCAATGGACAAACTAGTTCAGGACTATATAGTTTGTTCATACCTATGGAATGGTCGTACGAAGGATTCATTGATACTTATGGGATACCTGTATTCGATACTCCAGAAAAACCCGTTAAAGGTATAGATGGGAATTACATAGAATATGGTGTTATTGAGCATTGGCAAAACGAAGTTGATGGTTTAAAACAAGATCAAGACGGTTTAAATGAATACTATCGTCAGTTTCCAAGAACAGAACAACACGCATTTAGAGACGAGACAAAGCAATCTTTGTTTAATCTTACAAAAATATACGAACAAATAGATTACAATGATGATCTACGAAATTCACAAGTCATAACGCAAGGAAGTTTTCAATGGGAGAATGGAATACAAGATTCAAACGTTGTATTCTACCCAAGCAAGGAAGGAAGGTTCTTAATATCGTGGGTTCCACCGAAACATCTTCAAAACCGCGTAATGATAAAGGATGGGCTTAAATATCCAGGTAATGAACACTTAGGTGCATTCGGATGTGATAGTTATGATATATCCGGAACAGTTGATGTAAGAGGATCTAATGGTTCACTTCATGGGTTAACTAAGTTTTCAATGGAAGACGTTCCGCCAAACCATTTTTTTTTAGAATATATAGCTAGGCCGCAAACTTCTGAAATATTTTTTGAAGAGGTTTTAATGGCGCTAGTGTTTTACGGTATGCCAATATTAGCGGAGAATAACAAAGCTAGATTATTATACTATTTAAAAAGAAGAGGTTATAGACACTTTTCAATGAATAGGCCAGATAAAGTATGGAACAATTTATCTCCAACAGAGAAAGAGATTGGCGGTATACCTTCAGCTGGACAAGATATAATACAAGCACACGCATCAGCTATTGAAACATACATAGAAGAGTATGTTGGTTATAAAGAAAGCGGTTACGGGGATATGTATTTTCAAAAAACATTAAATGACTGGTCTAGATTTAATATAAATAATAGAACAAAGCATGATGCAACCATAAGTTCAGGCTTTGCAATAATGGCGTGTAACAGACACTTATATTCTCCGTCAACACCGTATAAAAAAGAAAAAGTAGAATTAAATTTCAAAAAATATAATAACCGAGGTTATAGTTCACAAATAATATAATAGATGATTTATACTAACACGAATAGCTCTTTCCCAAGTCAGGTGGTACCGGACGAAGAAAAACAAACATTAGACTATGGCTATGCAGTAGGTATGGCTATAGAAGGTGAGTGGTTCAGAGGTAATAGAACTAGTCTTGGAAATGACAGATGGAGTACCAACTGGCAGACATTCCATAACCTTAAATTATATGCTAGAGGTGAACAAAGCATACAAAAATACAAAGATGAATTATCTATTAATGGTGATTTGTCTTATTTGAATTTAGACTGGAAGCCAATCCCAATTATACCAAAGTTTGTTGATATAGTTGTTAATGGTATGTCTAATAAATTATTTAAAATAAAAACATTTGCACAAGATCCGCAATCAGTGGCACAGAAGACTAACTACACTGCTGCATTATTAAGAGATATGAATGCAAAAGATTTGTTGAATGATATTCAAGAAAAGTTAGGAGCGAACTTATACAGCACGCCAAATCCAGATTCATTGCCGGAAGATAATGAAGAATTAGAAATACATTTACAATTAAACTACAAACAAGCTGTTGAAATTGCAGAGGAGGAAGTCATTAACTATGTTTTGAATAAAAACAAATATGACAACATTGCAAAGAGACTCAATTACGATTTAACTGTATTAGGTATTGCATGTGCAAAAACAAATTGGAATGGTTCTAATGGTATTACAATTGATTATGTAGATCCGGCTAATTTAGTTTATTCATACACTGAAGATCCTAACTTTGATGACATGTACTATGTTGGAGAAGTTAAGTCAGTTAGTCTGGAAGAATTAAAAAAAGAGTTCCCTGATTTAACTGATGAAGAATTAAAGGAAATAGAAAAGTTCCCTGGAACAAATGATTATAGTCGTACGTATACAAACCAGAATTACGACACAACTACAATACAAGTTTTATACTTTGAATACAAAACATATTCAAATCAAGTATTTAAAATAAAACAAACAGAACAAGGATTAGAAAAAGCATTAGTTAAGTCTGACGGATTTAATCCTCCAGCTAACGATAACTTTAATGTAGTATCAAGAAGTATTGAGGTTCTTTATTCAGGCGCAAAAATACTTGGACATAAAAGAATGCTTAGATGGGAATTGTCCCAGAATATGACAAGACCATTAGCAGACACTACTAAAGTGGATATGAACTACGCTATTTGCGCTCCGCGTCTTTATAAAGGAAGAATTGAGTCCATAGTAAGTAGAATTACTTCTTTTGCTGATATGATCCAAATAACGCATCTAAAATTGCAACAGGTACTCGCTAGAATGGTTCCTGATGGAGTATTTGTTGATGTTGATGGTTTAGCAGAAGTTGATT